CATTTAATTCGGTTTCAATAACACCGGGTGAACCCATTGGTGTGAAAGCACCTGGTTTTCTATAAGGAGGTAAGTTCCTTAATAAATTTCGTCTTCTTTCAAATTCGGTCGCAGGAAGAGTTAATCTACTCGGCATGTTTAGTTTTTATAATAAATAGAAACTTTTCAATTTTTTATCCTCCTTATTTCTTAAGTGGTGGAAGATTTCCGTAAGTTGTTGTTGGGATTGCCTTGGCAATGGCATCTGCAACCATTTTGGCAACAGCTTCGGCTTGTTTTTGAGTCAATTCCGCCGAACCCCCTCCTGTATCAAATTTTCCATCAACTTTTAGAGGTGAAAAATTAACATTAATATTATCAGTTCGATTAACATCTCGAGTACTTTGGAGATTCATATTTTGTGGTGATTTTCCAGTTGTAAAACCATTTAACTTATCTGTAAATTTTTCTAATGCCGTGGCACCAGCATTAGCCGTTTTAGCCAACAAATTTCCCTCACTTATAAATGGTTTCATATCAGCCAAGGACATATTTGATAATGTTGTACTAAATTTTTCAATATTTTTAAAAAATGCCTCAGTGCTTTGGGTGTACAATCTTTCGTAATCAGCACCACTTGCTTTACCACTAAATGTCTTAATAGCCGTTGACGCTAATTTCTGATACCCACCATCAATGGTTTGAATTGTGTTTCGGGTATTACCAATTAGTTTATCAATCTCCACTTGTCCGGTAAGTGCCATGGCTCTAACAATTTCTTTAGCATCTGCAGGAAATTTTGATGCCGCAACCGGTGCCGCTGTTCCATAAACCAATGCTTGGACAGTTTGATTAATTGTCTGTATTACCGATAATTGTTCTTTGGCTAAGTCCTCCAACTTCACAGGAGCGTTAAAAGTTTTAATTTTTTCCAAATCTGAAGAACCAATTTGAGAAACAAGTTTTTCTTCACCTAATCCTAACTTAACTGTAAATCCACCTTTTTCTTTACTATATTGAGCAACATTTGAAATAAATTGTTGGTCTTCTTTACTAAATCCACCAATTTTAAATTCACCTTGTAACAGTTTGAATTTAGCCATTCCCTCACCCATCTTAACCAAATCATCATAAGCATAACCCGTTTCTTCTTGTAAAGCCATTAAGTCTCTCTTAGCGCCAGGGAAAACTTTAAATCTACCAGACTTCTCATCAAACTGTACAAACTTTTCAGTCATTTTTACAATTTGATTTTGTAATTCTTCAGTATCTTCCGATGCCAAATACATCAATCTGAATGGGTCGGCTAAATCGCCTGCAGCAACACCAAGTCTTTGAAATGTTGCAACCATATTAACAGCACCCTCAGGATTAAAAACTTTTGCGGCAAACTCAAAAGTTTCACTCATATTAATTCTCAAACCAGCCGCTTGAGATGCCATTCTAGCCAAACCAGAAACACCATCTTGGAAACCATACTTATTAATTTGATTAAGGTTATTTTCAACCAATTCAAAAACAGCACTTGTATTGGCACCAACACTACGGGCAATGTTGGCAACTTTCTGTAAGTTTTCAACCATTTCACCCGTTTGAATACCAGCATTTTGAAAATTTGTTACAACTCTTCCCGATTCTGAAGCCGTAAAACCTAAAACTTTACCAGCTGCAAAAAGTTGTTGTGTAACTTCAGCTGATGTTATTACATTTGTTTGTAAAGATTTTGCAACACTTTCTTGGATTGCGATTGCGTCTCTAGAATCACCACCCATTCTAACCAATGACGGGAGTGCCACAGCAATTTCTTGTCTTAAACCGACAACAGATTTTTGTGTTTGTCCAAAAACACCAGCAATTTTAGCGTTAGCCTCATCTAATTCGTCAACTAATCCATTAGTTGTGTCAGCAATTGTTTTATATGCCTCATTAATACCGTCTTGAAGTTTTTTTATGTATTTAGCAACATAGTTGAGTCTGTCCTCTTCTTCCGGATTTGGTGCATTTGTTGGCTGTAACATATTATATAAATAGAATCAATCAGTTTTTTTGTGAAAGTTCTATAATCTTATCCACAAAATATCTCCGAGCATATGATGGCATTTTCATGAAATCACTCCACGAAACATTCATGTTTGTCGCCAATAAATAAAATTCGTCTAGTTGGTACTTTGCGTAATCAGAAGAAAACCCGAAAAAACTCTGCCCCGAAGGTAATAGTGACCTCTACCTTTTCTCCTGACGGGGCTAATAATGTTTTTCTTAAATCGATTGATGGTTCATTTTCAAATAGAAAGTTTCTAATGTATTTTGAGTCCATGATAGGTAGTCCCTCAATGAACTTTGACTTTGTTTGTTCTGTACTATCTCCCTCTACAGAAACAATTTGTTTCATTAATTTCCAAGTTATCTTTGGGGCAACCCGTCCTTTTGGATATGTCTCACCTAATTTTTCAATATCTTGTAATTCTTTATAAGTTAACGGTCTAATTTTTAAATTTGTTCCTGATTTGGGGAGTGTAATTGAATAAGTTCCGTCATCATTTGGTTTGATTGAAGGAACTTTAAAATCTAAACTATCTAAAAGAACTTCAGTTTCAAACCTTTTTCCGGTTTGGGGGTCAACCGCAGTGATATTATATTCAGGACCAAAAGATGTGTTTCTTAAAAAAATCAATATGGCTTCAATATCACCATTTAACATATCGTCAGGTCTCAAATCATGTTCATAAACTTTACTCCTAACTAAGTTGATAATCAAATCATCGGGGTTTGTTGACATAAGGATGTTTTCATCCGCGGCTGTTAAGTATCCAACTTTAACAGATTTCTTTTTAGAGTCGTAAAATCTACCTTCTGAAGGCAATTTAACTACGTCATGTGGTAAGTTAAAATTTTCTTGTCCGTATTGTAATAAAGTATTGTCCATAAAAAAAAACACAGGGAATTAGTCCCTGTGTTAAATATACCTCACTTTGATTATTAATCAATAATAAAAAGTAAATACAATCTTAGTAAATCAAGATACAACGGTCCATTTGGATAGACACGTCAATTGTTGCCAACTTGTCATCACTATAAGAAGCGTTGTCCCAAGCAGCCTTTGTAATCATAGAACCAACCAACATCCATTTTTCAACAACAACACCTGTTGGGTCTAACATTTCCAAATACAAATCTTTTTTGTAACCCGCAGCATAACCCATACGACCTGTTACAGATTCTGCATGTAAACGAACCCACTCCATAAGAGCCTGAGTTGCTGATGGACCAATTGGGTCACGGAATTTTATGGTCATTGGATTCCATTTGAATCTACCAGCCACGAAAGTTGATGTATTCAAAAATTGAATCTCCACAGGATTGATATCAATTGAAGGTCTTCCAGTTGATTCAACAAACCATTCGTTAATACCCAATGTTGGGTCAAAACTCAATATAAATCGGTTAGCTCTTTTTGGTTCGTAAGGAACCGGCATTTTCATCAATAAATCAGCCATGGTATATTATTTTTTGTTTTTTTTATTACTTTTTATTTAGTTATAAATACATCCATCTGGAAAATTTTTGTATTTACTTTGTTTTTTCAAAATTTATCATTCTTTAGAATCTAGTTTTAGTTCCTTTACCAGTATAATAAGTCTTTAATATTGGTTCATCTTCTAAATGTTTCTTCATAGCTTCTACATTTTTAAGGTCATCATCTGAAAAACCAATAGTTGGTATAAACTTATTACTTATATCATTTTTTACATATAAATTTTTACCTAAAATATTTGCTTGTTCTTTTACAAATGATATAAAGTTTCTCATTGCCTCTACTTTAAGTTGTTCAGGGTTGGAGGTACCCGTTGGGTCGTTAAAACTTACAGGGTAATATTTGTTTAATTCGAGATAATCTCTAATTAAGTCCATATCAGTTTTATCCTCCATACCAGCCAAGTCTCGGTATTTTCTAAGATTCTTAACTAATAAATCTTTATTAATCCCGTTATGATTGGAAATTATTAAATTGTAAATTGAGTCTTTGATAGTGTCGGGGTGGTGACCTCTTGCTGTGATGATTGAAAATATTGAACCATTATTAACCGCTTCTATAAAGTCAGACCAAGCCGGACCTGGTTTTGCTTTCATTGAATCAATTTTAAATTGTTTGTCACCCTCCTTTCTAAAATTTCTGTAAGGTTCGTCAGCATAACCAACAATTTTGTGACCCTTATAGTCAAAATTATTTACACCAATATCATGTCTATATTTAGCGTAATCTTCAGTCGACATTTGTACTTCGTTACCTTTTTCGTCTTGAAGAATTATTTTTGTCGGCATATACATTAAATTGTCATCCCAATCAAATGCATAATATTTTAAATCTGGCGAACCAGCGTCATCAAAACCTTCAAGTAATGATGACACTGGGATATTTTTTTTGTTTTTCAACATTAGTATTAAATATTTTCAAACGATGCTCCTGTTGGAGTGATGAAGAATTCAATATCAATAAATTCCAAAGCTTTTGTTGGTTTCAAATAAATCTTACCAACCATTTGGTTTTTATCTAAGTCTTCAGGGTTGTTACTTACTGTTACTCTAAAGTCGTAAAGACCTCTATCTCTTCTGATTGCGTCTAAAATAGGATTCACAGCATCTAAGAAATCTTGTCTAACTCTTGAGTCGTTTTGTTCAAATAACAATCTAACAGCCACAGCTGAAATTAACTTACGAGCTTGTAACAACAATCTTCTTACGTTAATTCTGTTAAGTGCTGTATCCGAAATTTGTAAAGTTTTATTACCCCAAATTACTGTTCCAACATCAGAGAATGTTGCGATAGGGTTAATTCTACCTTGATACAAAGTATCTCTATCAGACTGAGTAAGTTTCTTACGAGCCTTA